ATAGGATTAGGCATCTTGAGATAACAGAATTTGATTTTCTCGCCGTCTTTTATTTCTTCATATTTCTTGTTGAGTCCATATTTATTCAAGAAATAATTGTACAATAACACCGCTTTGACTTGAATTGGTGTACCTTTACGATAAATTGTGTCTTTATCTGCATAACTTACAGTGACCGACTTGCCTGTAGACTGATCGGTTTGTTTGCCTACAAGATTCACACCGCGAGGGAATGCAATCTTTTCAAAGGGCAGTGTCTCAAATTCTTGCCGAATATCCGCGATATATTTCTGCACAGTCGATTCATCTGTCGCCATGACCAACTTCAAGGTTTCTTTAATATACTCTCGGCAGGCCGCAGGTGTAGATGATCGAATCGCTTCGATACCCATCATCTTCAATTTGGGTTCGTTGTATCGAACACCTTCAGAATCCCAGACATTCATGATGTATCGCTTCTTCGCAGTCCAGATGGCCTTGTCGCCAATGTTCTCACGTTTCATGATCATCTTCTGTTCATAAGCATTCGTATACTCTTTGAGTTCAAGATAAGACTTGTCAATGAAAGGTTCGATCTTTTCACTGGCAACTTTCGCAAGAAAGTCAATCGGTCGTTCTGGTTTAATTCGTTCGACCATGGGACCAAAGTTAATGTAAACAGAGTCAGTATCGACAGCGACAACATAATCATCGTCGGTGCCTAAAATCTTGTTCATATATTTGTTGACTGCTTCTTCGATCCAACGAATCGATAATTGGCCAGATGTTGTGACTGCTTCAGCATTCTTTTGTTCGAACCAACGGAAGTATTGATTGGCAACGGCACCATAGGCAGAGTTCAAAAGAATCTTCAACGCATACTGCATGTTGTGAGCACGTGTTATCTGTTTGTCTAACTCAGGCGAGGGATTCTTTTCATATTCTTGTTTGGCCGCGAGCATTTTCTTTTTGTAACTCACACGACCATCATACATTTTTTTCATCAGGTCTGCCAAGAATCCGCGTTTGTCGGTTCGATATAGTTGACCGTTCGCAGTCATTGTCAGGTTGTGATCCCGCAACGCATCTGTGTTGACCTCGCGGTTCAACAGACTATCAACACTCGCCTTCGCAACGGCCTCATAACAGGCATCAGGTACTTCTGTCACCCAAGTATCGGGTGAAATGTTGTACTGCATAATCAAGTGCGGGTACAGAGAGTTCAAATCGAACGACATAATCCACTCATGCATACCAACAATCGGATCTTTTACGAAACCGCCAACGATAGTGTTTTCTTGTCGATTCACTTTCTTTGTCGGTATGACGATGTTTTGATCCATAAGATAGTTGTGAATGATTGTATCCCAGATTGTCAGAGTAGAAAGACCATCGTTATGATTGCAACCAGAGTCATACGTCAAGGCAAAGATTACGTCCATATAACCGAGACGCTCTTCAAGTTTCTGTACGAGATCAACGTCACGAATATTATATTCAATAAATTTTTGATAGTTTTCTTTGTGAAGTGTGTGCAGATTGCCGTGTTCTGAGTAATCAAGTTTTTTCTCGCCTAGTTCAAATTCACAGATGTAGTCAAGACGATAAGATTCTCTCGGCGCCAAACAGAATTTACGATACACGGCCAGATAGTCAAGGTGTGAGACACCAACAACTTCATACGCACCTTGAGACTTGATGCCTTGGTTAACACTGTACTCACGCAACATGCCCCAAGGCGAGAGTCGTTTGGCAGACTCTTCACTGATTAGTTTAGTGATACGATTGACAAGATAGGGTATATCGAAAAACTCGGTGTTCCAGCCAGAGATCACATCAACGTCAAGATTTTCCCAACACTTCAGAAATTTTTGCAGTAGATCAAGTTCGTTCTTACACTTCAGATAGTATAAGTTCGGATTGTCATGTTCGAAATCACCACAACCAAGAACAATGGTCATGTCTCTTCGTTTGAGTGTAATCGCAGTAACTTCCTTCTCGGCCTTGTCTGGTTCTGGGAAACCATCGTCAGACGCAACCTCAATATCTAAATAGACAACGTTGATTTTCGATGTGTCAGGCTCCATGTTCTTAAAGTTTTCATACGCAAACACATATGCCCATCTTTCATAACCAAAGATGTTGACACCATCAATACCTTCATATTCTTTCAGAAAGGCACGTGCGTCAGAAATTTTATCGAAATATTTTTTAGTGACTGGATTACCTTTTATGTCTCGGTAGTCACTTTTTTGACAGCTGTTTTGAATAAATAGAAATGGTTCGTAATTATACTTACGTTGCACTCTTTCATCGCCATCAAAACCACGCACATAAATTTGGTTGCCGATCTGTTGAAAGTGTGTGTAAAAATCCATAGATTACCTGATTAGACTGGTTGTATAGAATATTGGTCATTATAGTATTTTTTGATCATAATGTCAATCATTTTCTACAGGAGAAAACAAATGTCAGATCCAGAGTTCAGAGTTAACGAGGACTCCAACGTAGTTATTCCTTTGAGGAATCTTATAGCGCTGTTAGTCGGAATTTCGATGGCTACATTGGCGTACTTTAACATAGAATCACGTATTAGTCAAATCGAAAGAGAGACTAGTATTACAAATGCCGAAATCGGCATGAACAGCGAATTTCGCATCAAGTGGCCTCGCGGAGAGTTAGGCGCACTACCAGATGACGCAGAACAGAATATCCGTTTAACATATATAGAAAGGAAGATGGAACGCCACGAACAAGAATTTGATAAGTTGGCGGCCAAAATTGAAGAATTACAATTAAACATAAACGACAGCGAGTGATCATAGATGAACAGAGAAGCAGTATACGAACAGTTAAAGATAGATGAAGGAGTTGAGTATGTCATCTATACAGATCACCTCGGTTACCCCACTTTTGGAGTTGGTCACCTTATCATCGAAAGTGACCCCGAGTGCAAACTCCCAATTGGTACTAGAGTCTCGGAAGAAAGAGTTAAGGAGTGTTTCGAAGCAGACCTTGACATTGCCATCCGAGAGTGTCACGCTCTATACGAAAGAGGGACATTTGACAACCTACCAGACGAAATCCAGCAGATCCTGGTTAATATGATGTTCAACATGGGCAGGCCACGCCTGAGTAAATTTAAAAAAATGAATGCTGCCATCCTAGAAGGCGACTGGAAAGAAGCCGCAAAAGAGGGCAGAGATTCAAGATGGTATCGACAAGTCACAAACCGCGCGGAGCGTTTGATGTCTCGTATGGAAAAGGTATGAGACTAGAAACCGAGTGGACCAAAGATCATGTGTTACAGTTTAGGGTCTTTGATTCACGCGGTTGTCTGATTCTTTTTACCACCGACAAAAAAATTGCTTTGGCTGCATTTGAAACTGGCGTAGTTTAAAACGAGTGTATATACAACATCCATGAAATGAGAGCGATTGACGCTACTTGTAAGGTTACTGCGCCAAAAACAATGCAACATGGTATTACTGCGTTTGCAAGTGCTGGGTTTTTATTAACCCAATCTTCTAATTCCTTTTCGTTCATCTGTATCTCCTAAAAAGGGGGCCGAAGCCCCCTTACCTTGTTCCCTATTTGTTTTCCTCACCCTTGTAGACAGCAAACCACTGCGTCTTTTTTTCAAGGTCCGCACATTGAGTACTACAATAGTACCAGTCTCCCGTTTTGGGATCCTGACGATGCTTATCGGCAAGTTTCTCAAAGACGATTTTAATTTGTCTCGCCTTTACGACAACTTCCTCGATCTCAGTAGCACTAGCGAATGAAGAGAAAAAACAAATGGCAACGATTGCCAGACGTTTCATCTTAGTCCTCTGTTAGTAGTTGTTTATCCGTAGTTCCAATTGGGATAGTACGAGGACGCTTTTCTTCTGGAATTTCTACTCTCAGGTCTATGACCAGTAATCCATCTTTGAAGTCAGCTCCATCTACAACAACGTGTTCAGACAGTCTAAAGGTTCTTGTGAATTTCTTTGCAGAAATACCACGGTGGAGATACTCACGTTCACCTTCTCCTTCCTCAGTCTTACCGCCGGCGATTACGAGGATGCCATCTTTGACTTCAACAGTCAATGCTTCCTTGGTGTAACCAGCAAGTGCAAGTTCAACTGAAAAATGTGTCTCATCTTTTTTGACAACGTTGTGCGGAGGGTACAACTTATTGTCGGCCATGTCTGAAAGGCGTTCAATCTCCGACCATACGTGGTCAAATCCAATGAAGTGCGAACGTGGAAAAGAAAATGCTTTAGATACCATAACGGCCTCCTTATTTAAAAGCAAGGTTGTTGTTAAACTCTACCCGACCATCGGCGTAGAGATATTGCTGACCCTTTCCCAAGGAATCAGCGAATCTATTTATACGTTTTGATATACGTAGACGGATCAATCTCGCCTTCTATACCAAAAGAAAATGTTACTCTTGACAGATAAGGCATTATCTTGTGGTGTGTTCCTCTAG